GAAAAGTACATCGCTCTAAATGAGGGCGAAACAGCGCCACAGATCCTTACATGGGACGCCTCTTTAACCTCCGTCTTTGGTGAGGTCGAAGCTCTTCTTTCCCAGCTCTACGTAATGGCCGAACTTTCACCGGCTGCATTTGGTGAAACAAAGAACGGACTGGCTGAAAGTGGAAGTGCTCTCAAACGGCTGATGCTCCCAACGCTGGCTAAAGTCAATCGGCTTAGGCTTAGGATCAAGCCGAAGCTCATCACGACCTTGAAGACTTGTGCAAGCTTGGAAGTTGCTTCACGAATGTCTGAGGCTTCAGAGCTCCCCAACGTCTCAATAGAATGGCGCTCCAGCCTTCCAACTGACCCGATGGAAGCCGCCCAAGTAGAGGCTACGCGATACAACGCCCACGCTACCAGCATCAGAGGAAGCTTATCACGGCTGGATTCTGATTCTACAGAGACAGACCTAGACGCCGAAGAAGCCCGGATCAAAGAAGAGTTGAGGGAGGAAGCCAACGCTTCTCTCTAACTTATTTCTTTTTGTCATACTCTAGATTTATAGATATTAATCAATTGTTTCAAGAACTATCAAGCTAAAATATAAATTTATTAAATAACATAATTTAATAGATCTATTTAATTCACAAACTTTGTTTCACTAAACGAGAATTATTTATACAAAAGGAGAAAATCTTTATATACTATCCGAGGAAATTATACATTTAGGCAGACGAAGGCCGTAACTTCGGAGACTTAGACGCATGACAGATGATGAAAAGAAATTCACACAAGCCGAAGTGGACAAGATCATTCAAGAGCGATTAGCCAGAGAAAAGGCGAAATATGCCGATTATGAGGACATAAAGGCAGAAAACGCAAATTTGAAGGCTAAACTGGCTGAAAATGAATCCAAGAATCTAGAAAACCTGAAGGCCAAGATCGCCACTGACCTCGAACTTCCTGCCGCCCTTTCCGTCCGTCTCCAGGGCAATACCGAGAAAGAACTGAGGGCTGATGGTGAGACGCTCCTGAAAGAACTTGGACCAAAAGAGGCTGTGGGTGGTGCTGGCAACCCTCCAACAGATCGCAAAAAACCGCTAACCCGCGAGGCAATAAAGGCCATGTCACCACAAGAAATCATCGACAACATGCCACAGATTGAGGCTCAATTGAAAGAGGGAAGCCTCAGTAGAGGTTAACAAAAATGGCAATATCAAATTTCATAGGAGAGATCTGGAGCGCCCAGATTTTCCAAAGTCTCCAGAAGTCCATGGTTTACGGTCAGAGTGGCGTAATAAACAGGGATTACGAAGGCGAAATCAAAAACAAGGGTAGCACTGTGAGGATTACCAGCCACGGACCGATAACCATTGACAATTACGACAAAAGCACCGGCCTAAGTGATCCTGAAGAGCTGAACGACGCCCAAACCTTCCTGAACATCACCGAAAGCAAGAGCTTCAACTTCAGGGTTGAAGATATCGACAAGGCCCAAATGAACGTAGCTCTGATGCAATCCGCCACAAGAGACGCGGGTTATCAGCTCTCAGATGTGGCCGATCAGTATATCGCAGGAATCATGGCCACACAAGCGGGCAACGCAGTGGGCACCGATGATACACCAAAGGTCTTTGATGGCTCTACCGATGACGTGACCGACGAAATTTTGGCCGTCAAACAAGCCCTAGACGAAGATAACGTACCTTCACAGGGTAGATTCTTGATTCTTCCACCTTGGGTAACTGTGATGTTGCTGAAGGATTCCACCATCACAACCCCTGATTGGTCCCAAGTAGAAAACGTGATGTTAAACGGTCAGATCGGGAAACTTTACGGTTTCGACATATTGCAGTCTAACAACGTCCCCAACACGACCGGCACCAAGTACAAAGTCCTGGCTGGAACTTCCAGGGCATGCACCTTTGCCGATTCTGTGAACGAAACCGAAGCTTACAGACCGGATAAATTCTTTGCTGACGCACTTAGAGGCTTGCATTGTTACGGTGCTAAAGTCATCGATCCTAGCTGTTTGTGCGTTCTGACCTGTAACAAGTCCTGAGGTGGTTGAATATGGCACGATCTGCAATAACTGTTAACGAGCTGGCAAGGGCTTGGGCCGAAAGGGAAACCCCCGACGCTATAGACAAGTCGAACCATCACAGCATAGCGGCTGGTTCTGACTTCGAGAAGATGATAATTCTCGTTCATATCAGTGCAGGAACGGGGACTGGTGGCGATGTGACTATCAAGGCAGGAACTGAAGCGCCCGCTTTTAGGCGTGACCTTGGAGACCTGGCAATTGGGGCCGATCTGGTAGCTGACGATGAGTACGTGATAGGACCCATTGAAACGGCCAGGTTCCTCCAGTCTGATGGAACTGTCCACATTGACATAACCGACACGTCCAACACCGACATAGCGGGAACCATTGAGGCCTACAGCATCTAATCACGATGATCAGGGGCGGGGGACCCGTCTTTCCCGCCCCCACGCCTCCATTTGAGAAGATATCATGGCTGAATACGTGACAGATTCCGAGATGGACACCTATTGTGCTAATAGGCCAAATTCAACAGCCTGGACTTCAGCTACCGAGGCAGCGAAAGAGGACGCCCTGATTTACGCGTCCTTGATCGTGGATTCCTTACCCTTCGTTGGCAAAAAGTACGAGACTGACATTTCTACCCAGCCTTTACAATGGCCACGATTAATTAAAACCAGGCGCGGATGGGTAATATCAGATCTTGATGCTGATGGTAACGCTATCGTCCCCCTGGCCATCAAAAACGCAGTGTGCGAAGAGATTTTAGCACGGCTAGGCACGACCAATGACAAAAGGATCGCTCTTCAAGAAAGTGGCGTGAAATCCTTCCGGCTCTCGGATCTTTCAGAAACGTTCACTGACGATTTTAGAGGTGGTGGGGTAAAAGGGACACCTCTCAAATCATGGGTTGCTTACCGATTCTTGGAACCTTACTTGGCAAAGGGGTCCCGGTCTCGATGATTGAAAATTATCTTAACCAAGTAGCTCAAGTGAAGAGGGAAGGAGCAGTTGTATTTTATGATGGCCCGGCGGCTGCCTCGCTCGATTTGAACATGACTGAGGTCGGTAGAGACTTCAAAGTTAAAATAATCTTATCCGATGGAGAAGCGTGCACGGGTGTTGTATCATTGGTTGGGGAGATTGACGGTACCCCCAGAAACGAAGATCGAGAATGGCACACGTGTAGAATGTATTACAGCGATTACACTTACGATAAGTTAACGTCTGTAAGCACTTCCGGCTTAGCTGACGAAGATCCCATACCGAACATCAAACTTGTGGCGGTCGATGAGGGTTATGTGGAAATCGTGACAACCACTTGGGAAGACTTCGCTTGCAGATGGGAGGATAAATCAATTGCATACTGGAATGATATTGGAGAATTTACGTTATCAGATGCAAAAGTGATGTGCATTGAACCAATTGAAACGGGCGATCACATACGTCTATACCCAAGTACGCACACTTTGGGCTATGCGGTTTTGAAGGTTAAACCAGCCACTGATTTGCCTGGTGATGAAGTGTTTAGGACGTTGTTGTTATGAGGTGATTATGATATGGGTAGTGGATCCGGGGGAGCTGGCAGAAAAATAAGATTCCCCAATACATCCGGTGGCGGGGATCTAGGGCTGTCAGTTCAAGAGATCGATCTGAAGAAGGCGAGGGAAAAGAAGGCTGGTAAATGAGTGCCCCGCCTTTCCGAGATGATCACCTTTGGCCTGAAGGGACAGAAGTTGATAATCTAATAGACCTCAGACCTTTAGCCGAGGCAGCCAGTGAACCCAAGCTGAAGGCTTCAGATGTGGGTGATTGGGTTTGGCCGTCGGATAACGATTTCTGCATTCCCTTGTTGCTCAAAAACGTTCAACCTAGAGGGCTGGAACTCCCTACTAACCGATGGGGGGCGAAGGCGCGGGGTGATCGAATGGTGGGGTCTACCTTTCACTTTTACACCGATGATTACCGGTTTGAGGGTTTGTGGAAGGACCCAACCAAGATCATAAATTCTGGATGTAACGCCGTTGCTGAAACAAACTTCAGCACCAATGATGAGATGCCCTTTCCGGTATTCCTTTGGCATTTGTACCGTAAGCGGTGGCTCTCTCGTTACTGGCAATCGTATGGGATTGAGATTTGGGCCGATCTCGCAGTTACGCCACGGTATCGCCAATATTCCCTTCTCGGAGTACCCAAGGGTTGGGGGGCTTACAGCTCCTACGCCTACGGAGGGCATACCATTGAATACGTGATTGAAGAGGTAGCCATGGCCAAAGAGCACGCTGGAACTGATGATATCTTAATGTGGGTTATTTGTGGTGAAGAGAGCGATCTGGAAGAGTGCAGAAAAAGGGGCTGGATTGGGACGCCCTCACATCAACAGGCATATCTCCGAAACGTGGGTGGAAAGAAGTCGCTCAAATTGCCCAACGTGAAGATCACCACCCAAAACGAGCCTAAGAAGCCGGTCCCTTGCAAGACTCTCTTCGACTTCGTGAAAGCGTGATCTGTTGGTATTATCCCACGATTTTAATAATCATTATTTTGCGTTTTAAGGGCCTATATTTTAGGCGGTGGGTAGAATTGTACCTTCTAGATATTGGTTGTATACAGTTGCACCCCAAAACGCACCCCAAAACCACAAAATGTATATCAGTTTACACCCCAAACGTATAGAACATGGCCCGAAAGCAGGTGAATGTTAGGCTGGAAGAGGGCGATCTAAAGAGAATTCACAACACTGGCATATCACAAAGTGACTTAATTCGCGATGCTGTGACCTATTATCTTGATAACGAACTATGGTTATCTGGAGCTAAGGATACTGTTGCTGTTTGTATACAAACGCTATCAAAACGTATAGCAGAAT